AAATACTCTTTTGGGGAGATGAACGATGGGAGCGATGGTACCACCAAGCAGGAAGAGCTGCTACAACTTCCGAGTGACGGAGATAAACCGTGTTCTTGACGGCGATACTATTGATGTCACCATTGATCTTGGGTTTGACTTATACAAGAAAGAAAGAGTTAGAATTGCAGGAGTTGATACGCCAGAGAAAAGAACAAGAGATCTGGAGGAGAAGGCACTGGGAATAGATGCAACTAATTGGATGAAAGCAAAATTAGAAGGAGCTATTGAAGGTGATGATGAATTATCAATTAGAACTGAACTGGTTGGTGGTATGGGTAAGTACGGTCGCCTTCTTGGTTGGTTATATATCGGAGATGCAGAGATATCACTCAATGAACAAATGATTGCCGAAGGATATGCTTGGGAGTATGATGGTGGTACTAAGAAGAAAGATTTTGAAGAACTTAGGGAAATCCGTCGTGCTCATGGCACGCTCATAGAATGAACGATGAATATGATGAGTTAGAGGAAGAATGGTATTGTGAATTTAAAATGGGAATACATGATGTTAGATCATTGTATTCTTCAATTTCTTTCGCATTAGAAATGTGGCCAGGTTCTCCTAGGCGTCCTCTAGAGGAACAGGAGTATTTGATACATTTAAAGCAGCAATTATTTGCTATGCTTGCAGAGTATACCTTTACACATATAGAATCAGGAGAGAACAATGAAGGAACTGTCTGACCTTAAAATGGAAAGGAAAGAATGTCCTAAATGTGGTGCAGTCTGGATGAATGGTGAACACTATTGGAAAACAGGAAGCAAAGGAAACGAATATGATTTGGCAGGTCTAGTTTGTAATCAACTAGGTGATAAAACATGTATCAATCCAATGAAAGGAAAAGAAGGTGGTGATACTTGGGAAAAAAGACTAGAGTTCCTAACAAAAATGGAGGATGCTAGTGAGTTCTAAATAGTTAAATGGACACAAAGGGTAAAGTTATAAACCTCATAAGGGTTGTAATATTATTCCAATTAGGAATTGTTGCAGCAACTATCTTTGGTTGCTTTCTTCCTACAGCTAAATCATGTGATAATGATGTGAAACAACATATTGCTAACATGATGACTGTTATAACAACTTCCACATTTGCTCTATACGCTGCGGAAAAATAATGGCATCTAATGATGTATATTTGGGTAACCCGAACCTGAAAAAAGCGGGTACTCCAATTCAATTTACAAAGAAACAAATTAATGAATGGGTCAAATGTAAGAATGATCCATTATATTTTGCGTGTAATTATATTCAGATCATTTCTCTTGATGAAGGTTTAGTGCCTTTCAAGATGTATGATTTTCAAAAAACTATCTTACAAGATTTCCACAACAATAGATTTAACATTGCAAAACTTCCTCGACAGACTGGAAAGTCAACCACTGTTGTTGCTTATCTACTTTACTATGCTATCTTTTATGATAGTGTTAACATTGGTATTCTTGCTAACAAAGCATCTACCGCAAGGGAATTACTCGGTCGTCTTCAATTAGCGTATGAAAACTTACCTAAATGGATGCAACATGGTATATTAGTATGGAACAAAGGTAATGTCGAACTTGAAAACGGATCTAAAATATTGGCTGCTTCTACCTCTGCTAGTGCAGTTAGAGGTATGTCCTTCAACATTCTATTCCTTGACGAGTTTGCATTCGTCCCTAACCACGTCGCAGAACAATTCTTTGCATCGGTATATCCTACTATTACTTCTGGTAAATCAACGAAAGTAATTATTATTTCTACGCCAAATGGCATGAACCACTTCTATAAAATGTGGGAGGATGCTAGGAGAGGTAAGAATGATTATGTTACAAATGAGGTACATTGGTCACAAGTACCTGGTAGAGATGCTAAATGGAAAGAGGAGACAATCAAGAACACGTCACCTAGACAGTTCGCACAAGAATTTGAATGTGACTTCCTTGGTTCTGCTGACACATTGATTAGTCCAGCAAAACTCCAAACTATACCATTTCACGATCCTATTAAGAGCAATGCGGGACTTGACGTTTATCAGAGAGCAGAAAAAGATCACGAATACATTATTACTGTCGATGTTGCCAGAGGAATTGGTGGCGACTATAGTGCTTTCCTCGTGTTTGATATCACCAGTGTCCCGTATAAAATCGTTGCGAAGTACAGAAATAATGAGATTAAGCCTGTACTGTTTCCCTCGGTCATCTTCCAAGTAGCAAAAGAATATAATAATCCATACATCTTAGTAGAAGTCAATGATATCGGTGACAGTATTGCTGCTACTCTCAACTACGATCTTGAGTATCCTAACGTACTCATGTGTGCAATGCGAGGTAGAGCAGGACAAGTGGTGGGACAAGGATTCTCTGGGTCAAAAACTCAATTAGGTGTTAAGATGAGTGTAACCGTGAAGAAGATCGGTTGTGCTAATCTCAAAGCAATTATTGAGGAAGACAAGTTATTGTTTAATGACTTTCAGATCTTCCAAGAACTTACTACGTTTGTGCAGAAGAAACAAGCGTGGGAAGCAGACGAGGGATATCACGATGACCTTGTTATGTGTATGGTCTTGTTTGCATGGTTAGTCATGCAAGACTACTTCAAAGAAATGACTGACCAAGATATCAGGAGAAGAATCTATGAAGAACAACGTAATCAAATCGAGCAAGATATGGCTCCCTTTGGTTTTATTGATGACGGCTTGGGTGATGATACCTTCGTGGATGCAGAAGGAACATTCTGGTACGGAGATAAACAAGAAGAAGTGTCCTACATGCTCCCAGACTTATGATGGATATTGGGGATCAGTTCAGTCTGGAACATCTTCTTTTCAAAGAAAGAAAATGTAGGTCTTGTAGAAAAAGTAAGAATTTAATTGAAGACTTCTATATGACTAGGAAGTCTAAGAGAGGATTACCGTCAGCATATTCATACGAATGTAAGGACTGTACGATCAACAGAATTCTAAATAATAGAAAGAGGAGAGCACCAATGTCTGATTGGCAATATCCAGACTGGTAGTGTGTTCATGCACTGTTTCCCCTCTTGAGAGATTGGAAATTCTAAATACTTTTAGATAAATTTGATATCTAAGAGGTAAAAAAACATGGCAAGTCAAGTCTCGCCTGGTGTTGTTATTAGAGAACGTGATTTGTCCACTGGTGTTATCACAGGAGTATCTGCACTTCGTGCTGCAATCGCTTCTACCTTCACCAAGGGACCCGTAGGCAAAATTGTAAATATCGGATCCGAAAAAGAACTTATTGACACTTTCGGAGCACCAGCTGAGGCTAACGCTGCAGACTGGTTAGTTGCATCTGAGTTCCTCCGCTATGGTGGACAACTCGCTGTAATCCGTGCAGCAACTGGTGTACTAAACGCAACCAAAGATGGTTCTGCAGTCCTAATCGGATCTAAAGAAGATTACGAAGCTGGAGCAGGTTCATCTGAATCATTTGTTGCAAGAGATGCTGGTTCAGCAGGTAACAATCTCCATGTTGCAATTGTTGATAAAGTTGCAGATGTAAAGATGACTAAGGCAGGTCACGGTCTATCCGTTGGCGATGCACTTAGCGATGGTGCAACAACTGACCACGAAGTTACAGTTGTTATTGATGCTAACACAGTTGGTATTAAAGAAGGTGCTGCAGCTGCTGTTGATGGCAACGGTTTTGTTAAGTCTGCTTTTACTAACTCTGACTGGAACGCACTTCCAATTGGAACAACTGGTTTAACATACAAAAATATCGGTCCTAGACCTGGCACTTCTGCATACGCTTCTGAGCGTTATCTATCTGGTGACGAAGTTCACGTTGCTGTAATTGACACTTCAACAAACACAGTTGTTGAGAGACTAACATATCTTTCTAAACTATCTGATGCAAAATCTCCTGAAGGAGCTAGCACATACTGGCAGAGTTATGTAAATGAGTTTTCTAAATTTATTTACGCTGCTGCTTTAGGTGCTGGTCAGTATACTCCAGTTGGTGAAGCACCTGGTGGAACTGCAGCATCTTATGGTGCTACTGCTGCTGCTCCTCTTACATTAGCATATATTCTTTCTGATGCTGGTGGAGCATTATCAGGTGGTACTGATGACTTTGCATACACTGCTGGTGAAATTCAAGCAGCATACGCATTGTTCTCAGACACAGAAGAAACTGAAGTAGACTTTGTTCTCATGGGTGGTTCTATGGGTTCTGAAGCAGATACACTTTCTAAGGCAGGTGCTGTTGCTGGTGTTGCTAACGGAAGAAAAGATTGCATTGCATTCATCTCTCCCTATAACGGAAACCAAATTGCTACATCTGGTAACTCTGCACTAACTCCTGCACAACAACTAGAAAATACCGTTGACTTCTTCTCTGGTATTGGTTCTAGTTCTTACGTTGTTAAAGATAGCGGAATCAAATATGTTTATGATCGTTTTAGCGACAAGTATCGCTACATCGGTTGTAATGGTGATATTGCTGGTCTTTGTGTTTCTACATCTAATATTGGTGACGACTGGATCTCTCCAGCAGGAACTTCTAGAGGTGGACTACAGAACGTTGTAAAACTTGCATTCAATCCTAACAAGGCAGCAAGAGACGATCTTTATACAGCAGCAATTAACCCTGTTGTTGCATTTCCTGGCTCTGGTCCTATTCTCTTTGGAGACAAGACTGCACTAGCATCTCCTAGCGCATTTGACAGAATCAATGTTCGTCGTCTATTCCTCAACATTGAGAAGAGAGCAAGACAACTTGCTGAAGGTGTGTTATTTGAACAGAACGATGCTGTAACTCGTTCTGGTTTCAACGCTGCACTTAGTGGATATCTAAGTGAAGTTCAGGCACGCAGAGGAGTCACAGACTACCTAGTTGTTTGTGATGATTCAAACAATACAGGTGAAGTCATTGATAGAAATGAGTTCGTTGCTGAAATTTTTGTTAAACCAACACGCTCTATCAACTATGTCACAGTTACAGTAACAGCAACTAAGACTGGAGTTTCCTTCAGTGAAGTCGTCGGTCGCTGATAACTAAAGTATAGAGAACAAACAAGAGGTAAAAAACAATGGCAACAAATAACGTATCCACGTTTCTTTCAACTATCAACCAAGGCATTAAGCCTAATATGTTCTCGGTTGATATCAACTTTCCTGGTGGAAGTGACTTCACTGGAGCAGACAAAACACTTACAAACATTCTTTGTAAGTCTGCTGCACTACCAGGTTCTAACTTAGGCGTCATCGAGGTTCCTTTCAGAGGAAGAACAGTCAAGATCGCTGGTGATCGTACCTTTGATACTTGGACTGCAACATTCTTCGCAGACAGCAACATGGAAGTCCGTGCTCTGTTTGAAGAGTGGGCTAACAGCATCAACACTCACGAGGCTAATACCGCACCTAGGTTCTTACCTGATGGTGGTGGTACTGGTTATATGGCAGACCTTTTCGTCTCTCAACTAGAGAAAGACTCTGAGGTAGGCGGTTCTGTAATCAGAACTTATCAGTTACATCATTGCTTCCCAACTAACGTTTCTGCAATTGATCTTGCTTATGATAGTAATGATCAGATTTCAGAATTCACAGTTGAATGGCAGTACTCATTCTTTACTGCTGGTCAAGGATTAACTACTAAGGCAACTGGTACTAAACTAAGTGACGGTGCAAGTCCCCGTGATGTCGTATAATTAACTCTGCTAAATATAAGCAAGAGAACTATATGACTAGGTAAATGAGTAGTCAATTATTTGGCTTCCAGATAAATCGCAAGGAGGGTCAGAAGGGTCAGTCCCCTGTCCCTCCTAATGCTGATGAGGCAATTGCCGTAGCAGCAGGTGGTTACTATGGAACATATGTAGATACGGAAAATCAAGCTCGTAATGAATACGAGATGATTCGCCGTTACCGTGACATGGCACTACACCCTGAGGTGGATAGTGCAGTTGACGAAGTTGTAAATGAATTTGTTGTAAGTGATTCTCACGATACTCCTGTAGAAGTTAATCTAGATAATCTAGATGCTGGTATGAGTATCAAGAGAAAGATCAGAGATGAATTTGAATATATTAAACGTCTTTTAAACTTTGACAATCGAGCACATGAGATTGTCAGATCTTGGTATATTGACGGAAGATTATATTATCATAAGGTCATTGACCTAGACAATCCAAAAAAAGGTATTACGGAACTTCGTTACATTGATCCTATGAAGATCAAGAAGGTTCGTCAGAAGATTGATAATAAAAAGAACATGGATTCATTGCAGAGACAAGCAATGAAAGGCACCGCACTAGAGTATGAGTACGGAACATTTGTTGATTATTATCTTTACAATCCAAAAGGTTTTTATAAAGGTGGTGTTTTAGGACCTATTGGTGATATGTCATTGTCACAAGGTGTGAAAATGGCAGTTGATAGTATCACCTTCTGTCCATCTGGACTACAAGATTTAAACAAAAGAATGACTCTTGGTTTCCTTCATAAGGCAATCAAGTCTCTCAATCAACTTAGAATGATTGAAGATTCTCTTGTTATCTACAGACTTTCCCGTGCTCCTGAGCGTAGAATTTTCTACATTGATGTTGGTAATCTACCTAAGGTAAAAGCGGAACAATATCTTCGTGATGTTATGAGTCGCTATCGTAACAAGCTAGTGTATGACGCAAACACTGGTGAGATGCGTGACGATAAAAAGCACATGAGTATGCTTGAGGACTTCTGGTTACCTCGTAGAGAAGGTGGTAGAGGTACAGAGATTACTACATTGCCAGGTGGTCAGAACCTAGGTGAACTCAAGGATGTTGAGTATTTTAAAAAGAAATTATACAACAGTTTGAATTTACCTCCTTCTCGTCTTACAGATGACAACAAAGGATTCAATCTAGGTAAGACAACAGAGGTTCTCCGTGACGAACTTAAGTTTACTAAGTTCATTGGTCGTCTCCGCAAGAGATTTAGCGAGATGTTCCAAGACATGCTTAAGACTCAACTCATCCTGAAAGGAGTAATTGCTCCTGAAGACTGGGAAGATATGAAAGAACATATCCAGTATGACTTCTTATTTGACAATCATTTTAATGAATTAAAAAACATTGAAATGATGAACCAAAGAATGATGACTGTTACACAGATGGATCCTTTTGTTGGAAAGTATTTCTCTGTGGAGTATGTTCGTAAGGAAATTCTTGGGCAGACTAATAAGGATATGCGTGAGATTGATAAGCAAATGAAGGGAGATATTTCTTCTGGTCTTGCACTTGATCCAGCAGAAACAAATACATTAGATCAATTAACTCAAGCAAACACTGCACTTGCTCCTGAAATACAGGCAATGCAAGCAGATGATGCTGCAGAAAGAGATGCAGCT